GTAGACGAACTCGCCCGAGGGTTCTTTGGCCCAGTAGTAGGGGCCGTTGTGGGCGATGAAGCCGCCGTTTTCGGCAAATGGCGTGAACTCAATATCGGTCGGCTTGTCGCTCGGCATGGATGCTCCCTGTGGCGGGAGCAAGATCGCCCAGTTGGTCACAGCGTTCAATGCGATGAGCCGACCCTATGTCTGGTCGAGCAATAGTCTCGCGCCCCTATAGGAAGCCATGATGAAGTTGCTTGCTGCCGCCGTGCGCACGATCGCAGGGGTGATGCCTGGTCTCATCCGCGATCTGGCGGGCCTCTGCGGTGTCGGCCTGGTTTCCTATGGGGCGTGGATGATCTACCCGCCCGCTGGTTTCATCGTCGCGGGCATTCTGCTGATTGTCGGCACCCTGATGATCGCGCTCGGTAAGCGCGCGGCGGACTGATGGCAGGATTGTTCGGCTCCCTGGCGTCTGGTCTTCGGCGTCGGGAGACCAAGGCGGCCGACATATCCGGCCTGACCTGGTCGGCGCTGTTCGGCCAGCAGAACTCGCGCGCCGGCGTGTCGGTCAACGTCGACAGTGCGCTGAAGGTATCGACGGTGTTCGCCTGCCTGCGTGTGCTGGCCGACGGCATCGCCCAGGTACCGCTAAAAGTTTACCGCGAGAAGCCGGACGGTTCGAAGGAGCTGGCGAAGGACCATCCGGCCTACCGGCTGCTATCGCGCCGGCCGAACGAGTGGATGACCTCGTTCGAGTTCCGGCAGGTCATGATGTTCCATGCCGTTCTGCTCGGGAACGGCTGCGCCTATATCGGCCGGATCCGTGGCGCCCCGCGGGAGCTGATCCCGTTGGTGCCGGGCAGCTTCACGATCGATCAGGCGGCTGACTACACGCTCACCTACCGGGTGACCGATCTTGCTGGCCGCGCCACGGTGCTGCCTCGGGAGGACGTGTTCCACCTGCGAGGCCCGAGCTGGACCGGCACGGCCGGCCTGGACGCGCTGCAGGTGGCGCGTGAGGCGGTGGGGCTCGCGATCGCGACTGAGCAGACGCATGCGGCGCTCCACGCGAACGGCACCCAGCCTGGCGGCGTGCTGTCGGTGAAGGGCTCGCTCGACGACGCGGCACGTGCCCGGTTGAAGGAGGCGTGGGCGCAGTACCAGGGCGGTCTGCAGAACCGGTTCAAGACGGCGGTCCTCGACATGGACAGCACCTGGACCCCGCTCGCCATGAAGGGCGTCGATTCGGAGCACCTCGACACGCGGCGCTTCCAGATCGAGGAGATCTGCCGGGACCTGAAGGTATTCCCGCAGATGGTGGGCTACGCCGACAAGACGGCGACCTTCGCCTCGGCGGAGGCGTTCTTCCTCGCACACGTGATCCATACGCTGGCGCCGTGGATCGAGAACTGGGAGCAATCGCTGGCCCGCGACCTGTTTCCGGACGAGGACGACATCGTCGCCAAGTTCTCCCTGCAGGGTCTCTTGCGCGGCGACAACACGGCGCGTGCCAACTTCTACGCCAGCGGCATCACGAACGGCTGGCTTACCCGTAACGAAGCCCGCCGCTTCGAGGACCTGAACCCGATCGACGGACTGGAGGAGCCATTGCTGCCGTTGAACATGGCAACACAGGCAGAGCGGTCGGCACTGCAGCCTGATGGAGGCAATAGCTGATGCGACTGACGGCGACCCGACCGTTCGAGGTGAAGTTCGCCAAGGACGGACCGCCGGGATCCTTCTCCGGCTACGGTGCCGTGTTCGGCAATGTCGACGACGGTGGCGATGTGCTGGTGAAGGGCGCCTTCGCGGCCTCGCTGGCCGGCTGGAAGGCACGGGCCAAGCTGCCGAAGATGCTCTGGCAGCACGGGCTGGGCACGGCGGCCGAGGACAAGATGCCGGTCGGCTACTGGACAGCCATGGAAGAGGATGCCCACGGGCTGAAGGTTGAGGGCCAGCTCGACCCGATCGATACGGAGCGGGGGCGAACGCTGCTCGCGGGCCTGCGCAACGGCTCGATCGACGCCATGTCGATCACCTATTCGGCCGTCGACGTCGCCTACGGCAAGACGGCAGCTGACCCCGTCAGGACCATCACAAAGGTCGAGCTCTACGAGGTCGGCCCGGTCCTGTGGGGGATGAACCCCCTGGCCGGCATCGAGGACGCCAAGGCGGCGTCCCGGATCCGCACGATACGAGATTTCGAGGCCTTCCTGCGGGACGCAGGCGGGTTCTCACATGCCGCCGCCAAGGCGATTGCCAACGGCGGCTACAAGGCCAATCCGAATCCTCGGGACGAGGGCGGGATGGACGACCTCCTGGACCTGCAGCGGCAGGCCGCGAGGCTTTTCAGTACCACCTGATTCCGAGGACAACATGCACGAACACAATCGCGCCGTCGGGCGCGCGCACGCGCTCGAGCGCAAGGAAGCCAGCGACCTCCCGGCCGTGCTGGCCGAGGTCAAGAAGATCGTGACGCCGCTGATGACGGGCTTCGAGGAGTACAAGAAGACCAACGACCAGCGGCTCCGCGAGATCGAGACCACGGGCAAGGCCGATCCGCTGACCGAGGAGAAGCTTTCGCGCATCGAGGCCACACTCGCGGGCTTCGAGACGGTGAACCAGAAGCTGGTCAACGCCGAGGCGCTGGAGGCCAAGCGCGCCGAGCGCGAGAAGCAGATGCAGGAGCAGCTCGACCGGCTCCAGCTGAAGGTCCAGCGACCCGGCATGGGCTCCGAGGAAGCCCGCGTCGAGCGCAAGGCCTACTTCAACGAATGGGCTCGTGGCGTCATTGGCGCCTACACGAGCGGTGTGCCGAACCTGCCGGAGCCCCAGGCCAAGGCGATCGCCCGGGCGACGGCGGAGTTCAAGTCGCTGTCGGTCAGCAACGACACGACCGGCGGCTACCTGGCGCCGGCAGAGTATGTGGCGGATATCATCAAGGGCATTACCCTCGTAAGCCCGGTACGCTCGCTGGTCTCGGTCAAGCCGACGGCGAACAAGTCGCGGATGCAGCCCAGGCGCACCGGCCAGTTTGCCGCCCAGTGGGTGGCTGAGCAGGGCACCCGATCGGAGACCACGGGGCTGGCCTACGGCATGGTCGAGATCCCGACGCACGAGATGTTCGCCCTGATCGACATCAGCCACCAGAACCTGGAGGACACGGCCTTCGATCTCGAAGCGGAGATCCGCGGCGAGGCCGAGGAGCAGTTTGCCGTGGCGGAAGGGGCGGCCGTGGTCGGCGGCAATGCGGTGGGCAAGCCCGAGGGCTGGCTCACGAATGCCGACATCGCGTCCACCAATTCTGGCACGGCAACCACGATCGCGGACGCGAACGGCCAGGCCGACGGGCTGCTCACGCTCAAGTACGCGCTGAAGAGCGGCTATGCGCGCAACGCCAAGTGGGCCCTGAACCGGACGACCATGGGTTCGGTGCGCAAGCTGAAGGACGCCAACAAGCAGTATATCTGGATGCCCGGCCTGGCGCAGGGGCAGCCGAACGCCATCGATGGCGACCCGTATGTCGAGGTGCCGGACATGCCGAACGAGGGGGCCAATACCTTCCCGATTGCCTATGGCGACTTCGCCCGGGCCTACACGCTGGTGGATCGCATCGCGATGTCGATGCTGCGGGATCCCTATACACAGGCGACCAGTGGCAACATCCGCTTTCTGTTTTACCGCCGCATCGGCGGACAGATTGTGCTGGCCGAGGCGATCCGCAAGCTGAAGTGCTCCACCTGATCAGCGACCACGGCGCGGCTCCGGTCGCGCCGCTTTCTTTCTCACCTTCACGATTCCCGGAAAGGAAAGCGCCATGGCGCGCGACATTCACAACAACCTGCACGTCCGTCGCGGCATCAGCCCGGCAGCGGCAGTCGTCGACAATACGCCCTTCGTCTCGCAGATCGCCGATCTCCTGGGCTACGAGGCCGCCGAGTTCGTCATCCTGACCGGCGCGCTCGCCGATGCGGACGCCACCTTCACCACCTTGGTGGAGCATGGCGACGCGGCCAACCTGTCGGATGCCGCCGCGGTGCCCGACGACCAGCTGATCGGGCTGGAAACCCAGGCGAGCTTTACCTTCGCGGACGACGACAAGGTGCTCAAGATCGGCTACCGGGGGCCGAAGCGCTACGCGCGCGTGACAGTCACGCCGGCGGCCAATACCGGCAACGCCTTCGTCGCGGGCGTCTGGGTGCTTGGCCATCCGCGCAATCGCCCGACCGCCAATCCGCCGGCCTGATCATGAAGGCGAGGGTCATCAAGGCATTCGTGGGGGCGCCCGATGGCGCCCTCCATCCGCGGCCCTTCGACGTGTCGGAGCTGGTCGAGGGAGATCTCGCAAGGGTCGCTGTCGCCGAGGGGTGGGCCGAGGCGCTGGGCTCTGCTCCGACGGAGCAAGAACCTTCGCGGCGGCGATCGGCGAGCCGGTGAACGAGCCCCTGTTCGAGATCGTCACCGCCGTGGCGAACGCCGCTGCGCGACGCCTGACGACAGCGGAGAAGGTCCAGGCGGTTCTCCGGCTGGGCAGTGTCGATAGCACGTTGATCGAGAGCATCATCGATGCCGTCAGCGGGGAGTGCGTCCGATACTGCAATTTGGCTCGCGCGGTGGCCGGTCCCGTGCCGACGTTTGGCCAGGAGGTCGTTCGTGCGACTTGGCTGGGCACTGACATGAGCCGAAGTGCAGTCTTGGTACTCCCTTGGCGGGCGCCCGTTACTGCGGTGAGCAGCGTCGTAGAGGATGGAACCAGTCTCGCCATGAACACCGACTTCCGCCTCGTTGGCGGCGGCATGCTGGAGAGAATGGCTCAGGACACCCTGGTTTGCTGGTCGACCGGCAAGATCGTGGTGTCCTGGACGGCCGGCTGGTCACTGCCCGCCGAGGTGCCGGCCGAACTCGAGGGGCAGGTGATCGAGCAGGTGAAGATGAAGTACCTGGCCACCGATCGGGACCCCGCCCTCAGGTCAGAGAACACCCCT